TCAACCGCAGGCTACATCCAGCTTCGCACTGCTACTACATCACAAATTGCTTCTGCAACAGACTCCGTAAACACTGTTGGTAAAGCCGCGGGTACTATTGTGTTTAACACCACTTTAGGTACATTGAAAATTGCTACAGGCGCAACTGCTACTAGCACTTGGGTGAATGCTGACGGCACTACCGCTGTTACACCATCCTAATTAGGGGCATCAAATCATGATGCAATATGACGTAAAAGCGGCGCACACTGAGGCGACAGGCACGGTAGTGTCTCAACGAACACGTTTGAAAGCGTATCACTGCATATCAGGCGGTACTGCTGGGGATGTAATCTTTCGTGACGGCGGATCAGGCGGCACCCTTCTTTTGCAATTTAACATTGGTACTGGTACACAACCAATCACTATGTCAATTCCCGGAGAAGGTATTTTGTTCAATACCAATATCCATGTGACATTACCTGCAACTGCAAAAGTTACGGTGTTCTATGGCTAAGAGTCCAGCATGGCAGAGGAAAGAAGGCAAGTCCGAGAAGGGCGGCTTGAACGACAAAGGTCGCGCCTCTGCGAAAGCGCAAGGTATGAACTTGAAACGTCCCCAGCCAGAAGGCGGCTCCCGGCGCGACTCTTTCTGTGCGAGGATGAGCGGCATGAAAAAGAAGCTGACCAGTGCAAAGACAGCCAACGATCCGGACTCACGGATCAATAAATCTTTAAGAGCTTGGAATTGCTAACATGGAACTTATGGTTTGGAATGTAATTCTTTCCTTTGCATCAGCTCTGTTGATGTTTTGGGTAAAAGCGTCTCACGATGAAGTGAAGCGCTTGAGTATTCTTTTGAGCAAAACTCGTGAAGAGAATGCCGAGAAGTTTGTAACCAAATCAGATGTTCATAACGACATTAATCGAGTGCTGGCCAGGTTGGATAGACTTGAGAGCAAGATTGATGACTTTATGAAGGAGCATAGAAGTGCCCTCAACTAGCAAGAAACAACACAACTTTATGGCGGCAATTGCAAATAATCCTGCATTTGCTAAAAAAGTTGGTATCAAGTCTAGCGTTGGTGAAGAGTTCATCAAAGCTGACAAAGGTAAGAAGTTTGGTACTGGCGGCATGACACGTCCAGATGCTCAGAAAGTAAACAAGCCAAAAACCCAACACGGGAAAATGGCGCTTTTTAAAGAAGGTGGAAATATGGCTGAATCTAAAGCAATGGCAAAGAAAGAAATTTCTTTTATGAAGAAAAAAGGTGCACCTGCATCCATGATCAAACATGAGAAAGCGGAGTACGGCATGAAAAAAGGTGGCATTGCTACTTCTTTAAAGGCCCATGCTGCGGCACCCGCTTCTAAGGCGCATGGCATGAAGAGTGGCGGTGTTGCCGCCTCCAAGATGGGCGCTGTTAAAACTGCTGCCCCTAGCATTAATGGTGTTGCTACCAAGGGTAAAACCAAGGGCACAATGATTACCATGAAACGCGGCGGCAAAACCTGCTAAGGAATTACCATGGCACTCCGTGAAAAACTCAACGAAATGATGGACATGATGCCATCTAGAAAAGCCGCACGCGAAGCTAGCGCTGAAATAAAGCGTGAGTCTCGTGGTATTCCAAAGCCTTATAACTTTGACGCTATTCAAGAAGCCAAGCAAGATGCGATTGACGCTAATGCCCGCAAGAAGATTAGCGATATGGGTTACAAAAAAGGCGGCTCAGTGAGCTCTGCATCTAAGCGTGCAGATGGTTGCTGCGTTAAAGGTAAAACTCGTGGAAAAATGGTGTAATCATGGCAACACGTAAGATGAAACGTTACGCAGAAGGTGACATTGTTGAGGGTGAGAACCCGAACATTGACGATGAAACACGTGCGCGTGCCCGTAAGTTTGTTGAAGACAATATGGAATCAGAGCCAGTCTCAAGATTTACACCTAAGTCTGCTCCAGCTAAAGCTCGCAGTGTTTCCAAGAAAGAATTGGAAGATTCAGGTTTGAGCTTGCGTGATTACATGAACAAACAGCAAGGCTTAACTCGCCGTGGTAGTTCTGCCAGCGAGGAAAAAGCGCCTAAGCGCATTGCAGCTAAAGAATCTACTACAGATACAGGTGATGAATCTGCTAGATTAGAAAGCCGCTATAAGAAGCCGGCCCCAAGGTACGAAACTCCATATGATCGTATGAACCGTACCAACCGCGAATCTGGAGTTGACTTTGATTCGATGCTTGGCAAGTTAAAGAATCGTATAACCGGTGCTTCAGATCGTGGCCAAGACCGCATTCTTACCGGCATCAAAAAGAAGTCAGATGAGAATAAATTCATGGGAAGTACCGGCATGAAGTCTGGCGGTAAGGTTTCTTCTGCTTCTAAGCGTGCGGATGGTATTGCCATTCGTGGAAAGACAAGAGCTTAACTATGAGAGCAAGCCGTGGAATGGGGGACATCTCCCCTTCAAAAATGCCTAGCGGGACTAAGAAAGCCCGTCTGGATAACACGGATTTTACTCAATACGCCGATGGCGGAAAGGTAGGACTGTATGCCAATATCAATGCAAAGCGTAAAAGAATTGCCGCAGGTTCTAAAGAAAAAATGCGTAGACCTGGTAGCAAAGGTGCGCCAACTGCTCAAGCGTTCGTAAACTCTGCTAAGACTGCGAAAAAATAATGGCTACGACTACCGGAACCACTGCCTTTAATTTGGACATGAATGACCTCATTGAGGAGGCGTTCGAGCGTTGCGGTCAAGAACTTCGTACTGGTTATAACTTTCGTACAGCCCGCCGTTCGTTAAATCTTTTGACGATTGAGTGGGCAAATCGCGGCATTAATTTCTGGACTGTTGAGCAAGGACAGATTCCATTGGTTACAGGGCAGGCCATATACCCTATGCCAGTGGACACAATCAATCTCTTAGATACCGTTATTCGTCAAAGCAACGGAACATCAAACCAGATTGATATTAATATCAGCGGTATTTCTGAGTCCACCTATATGAGCTTGCCCAACAAGCTGGCTCAGGGTCGCCCTATTCAGATGTGGTTTAACCGCCAATCTGGACAGGAAAACTTGTCTACAGTAACGTTAAATGGAAATATTAACAGCACGGACACATCTATTACTGTGTCTTCAGTTGCTAATTTATCCACGGCTGGCTTTATTAAAATTGATAACGAAACAATCAGCTATCCCAACATTGTTGGCAATCAGCTAATTAATTGCGCTCGTGGACAGAACAATACAACTGCCGCCAGTCATACATCAGGCGCAGCACTGACAATTCAGAACATACCTGCCATTAACATTTGGCCAACGCCTAATGCGCCTGGCGATCAGTACACGCTTGTGTATTACCGCATGCGCCGCATTCAAGATGCTGGAACTGGTACATCTGTTCAAGATATTCCTTTCCGCTTTATTCCGTGCATGGTGGCCGGTCTAGCCGTTCAATTAAGCATGAAGTTACCTGACGTAGACCCGCAAAGAATAATGGCTCTAAAGGCCGATTATGAGCAGCAATGGGACATAGCGCAGTCAGAGGACCGCGAGACGGCACCATTAAGATTTGTGCCGAGGAATTTGTTCTATGCCTAATCGGTTTGCGTCTGGTAAACATGCAATTGCGGAGTGTGATCGCTGCTCTGGGCGATACATGCTTAAAGAGTTGCGTACCCAGACGGTAAAGACCAAGCCTTTTAAGATTAAAGTTTGTCACGAATGTTGGGATCCTGATCAGCCGCAGTTGCAATTGGGCATGTACCCAGTGGATGATCCGCAGGCTGTGCGTGAGCCACGTCCTGATGTAAGCTATTTGGTTTCCGGCCAGAATGGTTTGCAGCTGGTAAATAGCAACGGGACGGCTGTAGATGAGTTTGGTTATCCTGAATCTGGTAGCCGAGTTTTTCAGTGGGGATGGAACCCTGTTGGTGGGGCAAGAAGTTTTGATTCAGTTTTAACGCCAAACTACTTGGTTTTATACGCACAAGTTGGTACAGTAACGATACAAATAGGGAGCTAAAAATGGCATACACACGATCAGCAGACGGCATCGCTAAAAAAGGCAAGACCGTTGGTAAGAATTACGGGGACAGTGGTCCTACAGTAGGGATTGAAAACGGTCCTAAAACTCACACTGTAGGTAAAACAAACGCGGACATGAAGAAAATGGGTCGCGGTTTGGCTAAAATTGCTAACCAAAAGCGAGGCTAATATGGCTAAATTCAGCAAAAAAGTGATGGGCAAAGAAGTTGGTGATGGCGCTGTTTACGCACCACCTCACACTATGACTGGTAAAGCAGGTGTTGACATCAAGAACAGTGGCTATGACGGTGGAAATCGTTATACCGCTAATGATGTAAATATGTCCGTCGGCAATATTAGCCGTGATCCATATAAGGCACCAAAGACTTCTGGCATCAAGATTCGTGGCACAGGTGCTGCAACTAAAGGTGTGATGGCACGAGGCCCAATGGCATGAATTACACTGCACTCAGCAACGCTATTCAGGCGTATACGGAAAATACTGAAGCAAGTTTTATTGCTGAGATACCCGTATTCGTTCAGCAGGCTGAGCAGCGTATTTACAATACTGTTCAATTTCCATCGCTTCGGAAAAATGTAACAGGCTCAACATCTGCTGACAATAAATA